AAACAATGAATCCAGCGGTTGCAATTCTTGGTGGTATTGCATTGGTTGCAGCTGGTGCAGCAATATCAAACTTGAGCAAAAAAGGTATTGATACTGGTGGCGGCGGTAATGCTCCAATGCCATCAATGGCTGGTGGCGGCGGAATGGGCGCAATGAACACACAACCAATTGCATTGGAAACAAAGATTTCAGGACGTGATTTGATATTGGTACAAAATAGAGAAAAAGGATTTACAAGATAATAAATGAGTGGTGTAATATTTAGTAGTGAAACTTATTCAAACAATGGTATTCGATACAAAGTTGAATTGTTTGGTGATGATTATGTTGGTCTGCCAAAGGTTGCAATAATTGGTGGCACTGGAAACACATTTTACATCAATAAAGATTGGCGTGATTATTTGCAAGTTGGTAAAAATTTGTTTATTCATACGTCATCAACAACACAAGCGGTTAGCGTGACTGGTATTTATTCAAACGGAATCACAACACAAATTACAACCAGTGTTGCGTATTCTGCAACATATACTCACATTGGTGGTCCTTCATCGACAACCACAACAGACCAATATAAACCAACATTTACACCTGATTTAATTGATTTAAAAACTGAATGGAAAGGTGAAGGGGATGAAATACTTGGATCAATAAAGTCATCAAACACATCAGTCACATATGCAAATAATGATCGTTATTTTGATAGGTTCTTTGAGCAATACCAAATCACACAAGATAACAAACTTAAATTATTAGTTTATAGATACACAACGGATTGGGAATTGGATTGGGCTGGTATCATTGTAATGGACCTTGTTCAATGGTCAAACATAGATAAACCAAGACCATACACATTCAAAGCCATTGATGGACTTGATGCACTTAAAAAATACGAGTACACACAAGAAACATTATCAGTCAATAAAATAATTGATAATGTTTTTGAGATTCTTGACATACTTGGATTAAAACAATTTTGGTCATCATCAGATGCGTACATTCGTGAATCAATTGAATATAAATCAAGGATTCTTGCAGCAACCACATCAACGGATGATTCACCACTTGATTATACATATATTCCTGACAATTTATTTATTGGTGACACAAACAAAAATCCAACACAATACATATCATATTATGATGCATTAAGGGGTTTAATGGATTTGTTTAGTTGTCGGATATATCATGCAGATGGTGTTTATTGGATTCAACAAGTAAGAAATTTTGATGCAAGTTCAATCAAGTATCGTGAATACTTAAAAAACAAAACATATACTGATGACACATATTCACATCAAAAGTCAGTTGGTAATTCAGGCAGTACGGATTTGAACATATTAGCTGGTGGCACATTTGGATATTTTGCTGGAGCATATAGAACACGAATCGAAGCAAAGCAACACATTGAAGGTAAACTTGAAATTGGTTCAGGGTTTCCAATTTTTAGTGTTGCAACACAACCAAACACTGGTGGAGTTAATAATTTTGTGACTGCAAATATTGGTAATATTTCAGGGAATGGTGTTGGTCATATAAGAGTTTCTATGAGGGTAAGAACTTCAGAAGCAAACACAACATCAAACTTTCTTGGCGTTATAGATTTAGAATTAACAAGTGGGAATCGATACATTAAAGGTGTTGGTGTTGCTCCACAACTTGAAGGCAAATGGTATGATGATCCAAATTCAACAAATAGAAAATGGACTAAAAAAGTAAAAAACGTTAGTGGTTCAACATATGTCTATTTTGATACTCCAGCAATGCCATTTGAAGCAGATAATATGATTTGTAAAATCTCTGGAAATTATGAAGGCAAAAATATTGGTGGACTTGTTCCAGCTTTTTATGTTGATAGGGTGCAAGTTTTATTTCCACAAGAACAAAGTGATGATGAAAACACAATGGTTTTGGAAGTAGAAAATCCAAGTGGTTTTTACACAAAGGAAGTTGAACTTGATCCGTTGATTATTGTTGATTCTGAAATAGGAACAACAACCATCACAAAGATTCAGATTGATGAAAATTATGATAATGCACAATCATTTAGTTTGGTCGAATCTTCAACGTGGGATGCTGGGTTTGATGTATATCCATATTTGTCAATGGCACGTGTAATGGAAGCAATGTCATTGCAAATAAAGCCAGTTGAAAAAATAATGACCACAATTGTTGGTGATTATTATCCGTTTCAATCATTGGCATACAACGACAAGGTGTATACATTTAGCGGTTGCACACGTGACTATGAAATGGATGAAGTAAGTGGTGAATGGTTTGAAGTTATTGCAGCAAGAACAGACATTGCAATGGACAGAATCAAAGACATTATTGATCCAAACGATATATCATCGGACAATGGTGAGGTTAAAAAGAATCTTAAAGATATTTATCGAGGGATTAAAGAACTTACACCAATGCAAGATTCATCAGTCACATATACTGAATTTGAAGTGAATCGTGTTGTTGCGGATGGTGGTGTGTTTGAAGGTGAAGACTATATTGAAACATTTTTTCCTGACAATCACGTTGTTCAACAAATCAACATTCCACCATATGGCGGGGATAGGATTTATCAAGGTGATGTTTTAAGCGTTATTAATGGCAACAATAACAATGAAACGGATTATTTTGTTGTGACTGAAGATGTTCTTCCTGATGCAACATTTATTCAAGTTACTGAAAAAGAAACAACCTATCCAATAAGTGAAGGTGACATTCCAGTATTTAAGAAAGGTGAGGTAACTGAATCAAACAAAGTACGTGCGGACCTATTCCAAATGAAAGGGAATGCAGCACCGCCAACACCAGAAGGTGGTGGTGACTATTTTAAAAATGGTGAGTTTATGTTTTTTGGTTCATATATTTATTGGCGTGATTACAATGGCGATTATCATCGTTTGCAAGGGAACACACATCATCCAGATTAATGCCAAGAATGCCACACAAAGTTTATTCATTTAAAGATGATAAACCAAAGAAAAAAAAGAATTGGTTGAAAGACCAAAGTGATTTGAAATTTTACAACACATCACGTTGGCGAAAATTATCACTTGCATATAAGATGCAACATCCAGTGTGTGAAGTTGTGGATTGTCATCAATCATCTTACTATACTGACCACATTGTTCCAGTATCTGATGGTGGTGATAAATGGAATGAAAACAACTTTCAAGCATTGTGTCGTTCATGCAATGCATCGAAAACTGCAAAACAAAGTAAAAAAGTTTACACAAATAAATTTGATTGATGTGTCATTTTTGCATCAATGATAGGCGGTGCAATTTATCAACTACTTAATGTTTCATCAATAACAAGTTTAGTTGAGCAACTAAATTATGGTATATCACCACAAGAAAATTTATTTCCTCGTATAATAATTACGGAACAATCCACACCTGAAAACTTCAAGGATGGTTATTCTATAATTAATCACGATGTTGAGATAAATATTTTTGCAAGTAAAGTCAAAGATGGGAATGGTGGATTTGCTGAAGCTGCAAATATTGCTGACCAAATTGATTTGATTTTAAATCGTTACAAAGGTGTAAGTGGTGGCAAAACAATTCAACAAATATATTTGAGCAATCAAGAAATAATGTTTGATTCAACTTCACAATGTGCGAGGGTGATCATGGAATATTCAGTCAGGGAATCAATATGAGTATTTTAGACAAAGCAAGTTTGATACAAATTCCAAGTGGATACAAGGAAGATAAATTGTATTCAGTAAAACCAAGGAATGGCGAGGGTGACTTTACGTTTACAAGGGCTTCAACTGGAACAAGGGTAAATTCAGACGGATACATTGAGGAAGTGCCTTGGAATAAAGCACAATATTCACAAGATTTTGCGAATGCTTATTGGTCTAAACAATGTGGTATAAATTCAAATACACAAACCAGTCCAATTGGTTCAAACGATGCTGATGAAATTGTTGAAACTACAACACAAATTTCTCAAAATTGGTATAAACAAATATCATTAAACGTAGGTATTGAGCAAACATATTCAGTTTATGTAAAATATATTGATTGTCAATATTTTCAATTAACGGCGTATAATGGTGGGGTGTATGGTAGTGCAAATTTTGACCTTATAAATAAAACATATGATACGGCTGCACACCCTGATTGGTATGAAGTAGTTTCTGCAAACCTTGAGGAATTAGAAAATGATTGGATGAGGGTATCAATGACTTATAAATCTTTGCAGTCAACATCATCTTATATTGCTTTATGTATGAATAACAATGCTACCGCTGGTTATATTCCAAATTATACTGGAACTGGGTTGAAAACTGCAATTTGGGGTTTTCAATGGAATGCTGGAACTATAAAACCCTACATAAAAACAACGGACAGACTTGACATTCCAAGATTGGATTACACCAATTCAACAACACCAACTTTATTGCTTGAGCCACAAAGAACGAACAAATCAAATAATTCTGAAGATTTTACTGGAACTCCATATATAAAAAATAACGTAAGTGTAACTGCTAACCAAACCACAAGTCCAGACGGAACACAAAATGCTGACCAATTAGATTTTGGTAGTGGAAGTGGTTTTTTCTATGAGAATGTAACTACAATAACGGCTGCATCAACATATTCGGTTTTTGTCAAATACATAGATTACCAATACATACAAATCATTGGAACTGGAGATGTTGACCATTATGCAAACTTTGACATTCAAAATGGTATTGTTGGAAATACTGGAAGTGAATCAACTGCAAGTATTGAGGACTACGGAAATGGGTGGTATCGTTGTATAATTAACTACAATAGTGGAACTTTTGCTGGTGGTGCAAGGGTTTACAAAACAACATCATTAACTGCTGGTTGGGCTGGTGGTGGAGGTGTGGCGGGTAGTTTTTATTTTTGGGGCAATCAAATGGAGTTA